GACCTCGAAACATGCGATCCCAACATGGAGTCTATGGGTCCCGGTTGGCCTCGCCGCGACGGCTTTATCGTTGGCTATGCTGTCGCTGTGGATGGTTGGGCCGGTTACTTTCCCGTGGCCCACGGCGGTGGCGGCAACCTCGACAAAAAGCGCGTTGAACGGTGGATTACAGACGTCCTGGCCACACCTGCTGACAAGATCATGCACAACGCCGCCTACGATGCAGGATGGCTTCGTGCAAGCGGATTCACCATCAACGGCCGCATCATCGACACCATGCTGGCCGCCCCTCTCATCGACGAGAACCGATTCAGCTACAGCCTCAACGCGCTAGGCTTTGACTACCTCAAGGAAGTCAAGTCCGAGCAGGGCCTCAAGCAGGCCGCAGCCGACTTCGGCGTGCACCCCAAGAAGGAACTCTGGAAGCTCCCGGCCATGTATGTCGGTGAGTACGCCGAGCAGGATGCCGCGCTGACCCTCAAGCTCTGGCAGAACCTGCGCACCAAACTGCGCCAGGAAGAAGTCGAATCCATCTTCGAGCTCGAGTCCCAGGTCCTGCCGGTGCTCATCGACATGACGCTGCGCGGCGTGCGCTTTGATCGCCCCAAGTGCGAGCGCCTGATTGATCAGCTTCAAGCCCAGGAGAAAAAACTTTACGCCGACATAAAGAATCTTGCAGGCACCAGCGTGGACATCTGGGCGGCCAAGAGCATTTCCCTGGCCTTCGACAAGCTGTCCATTCCCTACAGCAAGACCGAGAACGGCCTTCCCAGCTTCACCAAGAGCTTTCTGGATAGCTGCAGCCACCCAATAGCCAAACTCATCGTAGAGGCCCGGGAAACCAACAAGACGCACAGCACGTTCCTGCAGCCCTACCTCAACTTCAGCCAAGCCACCGGCCGCATTCACTGCCACTTCAACCAACTGCGCTCAGACGATGGCGGCACGGTGACCGGGCGCCTGTCGGCGGCCAACCCCAACCTACAGCAGGTGCCCGCCCGGCACGAGATCATCGGGCCCATGGTCCGGGGCCTGTTCCTGCCCGAGGAAGGCCAGCAGTGGGCTAGTATCGACTTCTCGTCCCAGGAGCCGCGCCTGCTGGTGCACTACGCAAGCCTGCTGGAGCTCCCCGGCGCCGACCGGATGGTGGACGCCTACTGCAGCGATCCCAACACCGACTTCCACCAGATGGTGGCCGACATGGCCGGCATCAAACGCAAGGCCGCCAAGACCATCGGTCTGGGGCTGATGTACGGCATGGGCAAGAACAAACTCGCCGCCCAGCTCGACCTGGACGTGTCCGAGGCCAGCGAGCTGATCGACAAGTTCCACCTGAAGGTCCCCTTCCTGCGCGGAACGGTCAACGCGGTGATGAAGCGCATTGAACACCCCGCGGCCGCCGGATCCATCCGCACGCTGCTGGGGCGCAAGTGCCGCTTCCCGTTGTGGGAGCCCATGGAATGGGGCGTGAACAAGGCCCTGCCGCGCGAGCAGGCGGTGATCGAGTACGGCGTTCGCATCAAGCGCGCAGGCACCTACAAGGGCCTGAACCGCCTCATCCAGGGCTCAGCGGCTGATCAGACCAAAGCCGGAATGGTGGCCCTGGCCAAGGCCGGTTTTACCCTGCTGCTGCAGGTGCATGATGAAGTGGTGATCAGTGCAGACAACCGCGAGCATGCTCAAGCGGCTGCGGAGATCATGGCCAACTGTGTGAAGTTGGAAGTCCCCAGCCGGTGCGATGTGGAAGTCGGACCGAACTGGGGAGAAGCGAAGTAATCAGGCGGTTACTTCGAGCAGCTTGTCCAGGTAGTGCCGGGCCTTCTCCAGGTCCTGGCGCCCACCCTTGTCCTGCCAGCGGCTGACGTACTTGACGACATTGCCCTCAAGATAGCCCAGGCGGTTGCTGACGATGTAGTCCCAAGGCTGGATCGCTTTGGTCTGGTAGTGGCCACCACCAACCTGGATTGCGTTGGCCGTGGAAACCGGCTCGAGCGGGGCATCAATCGAAATCGTCTGCGTCTCCAGCATCGGGATGACCTTCAGCATCTTCTGCTGCAGCGCCTTCTTCAGGTGCTCGACGTTGTCATTCTTGACCTTCTTGACCGGGGTCTTGCCCGAGCGAGCTGCCAACTTGTAGGCATAGCCCGCAGCGATCTTGTACTTCCTGGCCAGTGAATTGGTAGAAACACCCGCATTCTGCGGATCCTTCAGCGCCGACAAGAACATCTTGGTTTTAGGCGACATCTTTCTCATGATCTGATTCCTTAAAAAATGCTGCGTGGAGTGAGCTCCACGGACTGCAAACCTCCGGGACAGCGGGCTTGATGACTGGACCGCGGACCGGGGATCGATTGGTAACTTGCTCTAACGTCGTGAATCTATGGAGGTTGTGGCATTCGTATCTCCTTCTTTTTACGCCGCTTGCAGCTCGTCTTGTTTCAACAACGCGGGTTGGGCAACCGCACTCGGGGCACTGCATATCTTCTCCATCAACTCTCGATGTCTGATCTTCTCACGGTACCTAGCTGACCGCTCTCGAGCACTCAACTTCTGCCTCTTCGCATCACGGCCTCTGCCGATCCGGTAGACCTTGATCAAGTCCCGCCCACGCTTGTCCTTCTCCCAAGCACAAATGTGAGCAGCACCAGCCCTGTGCATCGCACGGGTGTAGTCCAGCACGGTCACGTAATGAAGGCCCGTGGCCCGCGCCAGCTCCTGGCAGGAATGCGTGCCGTCCAGCATCAGCTCCACCAGATGCGCATAAGCCATGGCGTTGACCTTGATGGTGGTCTTGCCTCGCTTAATCGTTGAGTTCAGCAAGCTGCGCCTCCAGTTTCTTGATGTGCCTGTAGGCACACTCGTAATGGTCCGCGCCCCGGGCCCAGCACCGCGGAGAGTGGGTGCGTTCCTCGTTCAGGTAATCGTTGATCGCCTTGGCCAGCTCATCAGCCGCGGGCTTGAGCACGCCGCTGGGCGTGTGGATCACCGCGCCACGCAGAATGTCGTGGCAGCGTTGGAGTAGTTCAATGTGTTTCATCTTCGCAGGGGGTGGTGAATTTGAAGACCTCATCGAGGTTGGCTTTGACGTCCTCGACCTCGATGCCGTACATGCGGCAGCGGATGGCCAGGGATAGGGTCAGCGCCGTCAGGATGTCCTCCGGCGTTGTGTCAGTGTGTTGTTCGCAGAATTCCCGCATCGAGTTGTTGAGGTACTGGGCTAATTGGGCATGTTTCATCGTCGTTTCCTTTGGGGGCTGCTTCGTAACTGTGGTGGATGTAGCCGAACTCAATACGTCCGACCATGGTGGGTTTGACCCAAGTGATCTTGCCGCTCTTGTACTTGCGCATGTGACCACGGCGCTGATGGCGCCGGGGACTGGCATGCTTGCGCCCGGTCGGCGCGCCTGCTTCAGGCAGGATCTGGTTGGCCGTCACGTCGATGACCTTCCATTCGAACAACGGCTTCTTGCCCTTGGCCACACGCTTGGTGTTGCTGGGGTTAGGGATCGGCTGGTGGGCAACAACCTTTGCTTTCTTGGTCACCAGCTCGATGTACAGCATCGCGTAGGTGCGGCGGGCGTTGTCCGTGGCGTTCTCGAGAATGTCGTGCTTGGATTTGCCGCTGCGCTCCAGCTCGTCCACGATCTCCCCGTTAAACCACAAATCCGGGACATCTTCACCTGCCTGTCGGCGTAAAGAACGGTTCCCATCTTGGTTCAGGATCAAGCGGTGGCCGTTATGACGCCAGTAAATAACCTGGAGATTGTTGTTGAAACGGGAAAAGGTCTTGACAACAAGAGTAGGCGACTCCTTGAGGCCAATCCCGTAGACCACACCAATGTCCTCAAACGGCAGCGGGATCTCGTCCGGAATGCTTTGGGTGTGCAGCACTTCAGGAACTTCGCCCGTCTGGTAGCTCTGGGTCACCTGGGCATGACGAGCTACGTCCACGAAGCCCAGATCGAACCACATGAAAACGTCCGCGTATCTCACGAACTTCATCGCTTCCAAAATGCTCGGTGTCATTGGAACTCCTTCAGCAGTTTCAAAAATGTCGCGTTAGCGCGGCGATTCAGAGCACGGCGCCGGGCCCGCGCGCCGCGGACCTTCTTGATCGGTGGGCGGTACATGAGGATGTCGAAGTACACGCGCGGGACGATCAGTTTGGTGGGTCGCGTTTGGATGGGCCGCATCTCAGCGGCGTCATTGAGGAACCTCAGCGCATCGGCCAGGGTTGTCTCGTCCAGGAAAGACTTGGGCTTCTGGTTTGCGTTGTGGTCGCCGCTCATTCCTGCCCCCTTGCCTTGAGCATGGCGTCAGCAAGCCTATAGGCCGCTCTAGCAAACTCCATTGAGTTTCCATACACGCGGTTGTCTTGATTGGCGCAAATTCCGGCCAATGCTTGTGCTGCGAAGTAGTCGCGCAGGGTCATGCCGTCGCTGCCGTTGATTGAACGCATCAGCGGGAACGCTGCCCCACCGTCCTTGATCTCGCTCATGCTTCACCCCCAATCCCGTGTGCGCGTTCAACGGCGCGGGCAAAACTCAAACGATCATCCTGGATCATTTCGTAGTAAAGGTCCCAAATCTTTTCGTCTGACAAGGGCTTGCGTGCCATCGCATTTACAGCCCTGTCCACACTGGACTGGGCCTGATGGGACATGCCATCCACAAAGCCCCGCTCGTAATCGTTGCCGGGGATGGCAAGCGCGGTGCGCAGGGCGATGATTGCGTCTGCTACACCCTCAGGGCAAACCTTCCACGGGTCTTCCAACGTATCAAGCGCCTGCTGCGCTGCTTCTCGTAAGCTCATTCCTCTACCTCCATCGCCTTCTCATCGGCCTCGTCTTCCAGCTTCGCCAGCGCCTTGGCGTTCAGATCGTCGATATCAAACTCCAGACCGTTTATGGTCATGCTGATGATCTTGGCTCGGTAGTTCCTGCTGATCTTGGCCTCGACCTCAACCAAACAGTCGCCCATGTAAGTCTTAAAAAACATTTTTGGCTCCAATCACTTTGCCCGCTTGCACGGCCACGCCGCACTCAAAGCATCCACAGCCAAAGCCGCAGCCGTCTTGTGCCGCGACTGAGGATTGAGCAGTAAATGACGAAGGACCACGTCCCGCGCCTGACCCGTGGTTGCGTAGTCCGGCGAACAGATCAGGATCCCCTCCATCGTGTCAGCCACCCCGGCTACAAAACCGAGCGCCACGGACTTCTCAATCACGCTATCCGACTGCATCCGCTGCAAAAGCTCGTTTCCCGTATAAAACTCCGCCCGGACCGGGGACCCGAACAGCGGCCCGAAGGCCAACAAAACCAACAATCGCTTCATATTCACCCCAGCCATAAAACCACAGCCAACAAGGCCGCGAAAACCAAAACCAAGACAACCAGGATCACCATGGCCAGACAGCCCAGGGCATCCAGGTCGTCCTCCTCATACCGCTGCATCGGACCTCCGCCCTACGTACCGGGCCAGCAACCACTTGTCACCCAACCGGGCAACCGAGCGCGCCCAGTCCCGCTGATACCGCCGGCTCTGTGGCCACAACTCACGCGCCTTCTTCAACAATCGGGTTCTCATATCAACGCCTCCTCGTACTTCGAAAGATCAGCCACGGGTTTGACGCGCCGCGGCGGCTTGTAAGGCTGGCCACGATAGGTCGGGAACGGCCAGACAGGGGGATGAGATTGGGATGGGGGTTTGGGTGGGCGGGGCAAGGCCCGCGGACCGGGGCTAACCATTTGGGTTCTCAAAAGTGATGTAGGCCGCCTCCTGGATCTCCTCGACCACGGAGTTGGAAATGATGCCCATGACGTCCTCGCCGCCCAAGGTCACGCCAACCAGGGTGTACGTGGCCGGCCAGTCACCCCGCGCTTCCTCCACCTCCAAAGTACAAACCAAAGGCTTGTCCGTCAACATCGTCTCGAACCAAAGCTCCACCGTGTTGAAGTTGGGCCACACCGCACGGCCATTCGGTTTAGTGCTCATTAGAACGCTCCTTCTCATGTCGTTGAGCATCGGCGTACAGGGCACCCATGGCCTCCTGCAGCTTCTCCGGAGGGATGGCCAGAGCCACACCGAGCTTGGCCGCTGCCATCATCAAGCCGAACATGCCAATGGAAGGCTTCTCAGCCAGCTCCGGCAGCACGTCCATAAGATCGTCTGATACGGTCGTGATCTGGTCCATTGCGTCCAGCGCACGTGTCATTTGCGCTGGGTCGATGTCGTTTAACTTGTCGTGAGACATTGCTATCCTTTCTGTTAGGGAGCTGTTATTGTGCGGTATGGCGTGTTGATCGTCAAGTAGGTTGAGAGTGCGCGGATGTAGGGGGAAACCCGTAGGGAAGTGGGGGGAGAAGGGGTCACGGACCGCGGACCGGGGCTTTTTGGGGGTTCCTATAGAACTTTTTTGGGTAGAGGTGTTTTTTTAATTTTTTTCGTGGGAAATGGCGTAATTGGTGTAATGGCGTAATAGATGAATGAAATCAATGGGTTGGAGCATCACGTTTCATTACGGGGAGGAACAGGTGTATGAATTTTTCTGGGGGTCGCGCGCGGTTTTTTTTTTGAAAAAATTTTTCTTCGATGGCCTGAAAAAGTTCTATAGGCCAGGATCTAGGGGTTTGCCCTGAGTGCTTGTTGGGTGGCTTTGGGATGCCTGTTGCGCGGCTGCTGGGTCATGCTACACTGGTTGCAGTTGGAACACGCTTGGAGTGCACAGAATGGACACTTTGGACATCGAATCGGGGATCCCGATACCTGAGGAGGGGACGGTTCAGAAGTACCCGCTGCGGGACATGGAGCCGGGCGACAGCATCTTCTTCCCGAAGGACCAGGAGAAGGTCGCTGCCAGCGCCCGGTCCTGCGCGTGGCGGTTCTCGAAGATGCAGGATCCCCCCTGGGTCTTCACGCTGCGCCGGACCAACCCGCTCAAGGACAAGGACGGCTTCCGTCTTTGGAGGATCAAGTGACCAAGAAGGACGTTTGGAATGTGCCGCCGGTCATCCCAAACAAGGCGGCCAAGCGGCTATCCGGTCAGGTCAAGCCCCTGAAGCAGTACAAGTCCCTGAACCCCAAGCAATGGAAGTTCGTTCAAGAGTACGTAGCAGGGGACGGCCGGGTGACGCTGAAGGAGGCCGCCATCCGGGCTGGGTACAACCCGAAGTCCGCCTCGGTGATGGCTTGGAAGCTGACCAATCCTGACGAGTATCCCGAGGTCGTGTCCGCGATCCAGTCCTACCGGGCTGAGCTGGCGTCGAAGTACAACACTTCGTACGAGCGGCACATGAAGGACCTGCAGACCATCCGCGACAAGGCGCTCGAGGCTGGTGCGTTCGCTGCTGCGGTCCAGGCGGAGTATCGCCGCGGTCAGGCCCTGGGGACTATCTACGTCGAGCGGAAGGAAATTCGCCATGGGACCATCGACTCGATGTCCAAGGAAGAGGTGCAGCGCAAGCTGGACGAGATCAAAAAGCTGTACGGTGGCCCGCCCCCGACTGCCCTCATTGATGCCGATACCGGGCAGGTGATCGAAAGTGTCTCCCGAGAACTGGACCCCCCTTTTGACCCTGGAGTGGCGGACCCTCCGCCTGACGTCTTCGAAGAGGTTCCTCCCGATGCCAACAACCCCTGAGGCCCGGCTTTCCCGCCGGGTTCGAATTGCCCTGCAGGAGCACGGCTGTGCGGTCGAGCGGATCGAAAACCGGGTCAACCTGGGCGTGCCTGACATGCTGGTGGGGATTGGCTCTCGGTTTGTGATGCTCGAGCTCAAGGCCCTTACCCGCGGGCTTGCGGTTGCCCTGCGGCCGCACCAAATTGCCTTTTTGACCCGGCACTCACGTGCTGGCCGCCCCTGCTTTGTCTTGGTGCACGATGGCGGCTCCGTCAATCGAAAGGCTTCGTTGAGCTTGTACTCTGGCACTCAGGCGCTCGAGCTGGCCGAGATCGGCCTACGGGCGGCGCCTATCATGAGCTGGCCGGACCGTGAAATCGACTGGCCCGCTCTGGTCGAGCTGCTATCGGCCGGAGTTTATCGATTAGAAAATCCAATTGGCCCGGACCCTGACGATCCGGCATAGTTGATCCCGCTGCATCCCGCAGCAACATAGAAAGGATAGAGCGATGAAAACCTATTGGGCGAGAATTCAGCACGAAGGGACCGGCCGCGTTTATATCGTGCCGGTGTTGGCTTCTACTCTGCAGCGGGCCGCCGAAAAGGCGCGCGACTGGCCGTATATGGCCGAAGGCTACATTCTTTTGGGGGTGTCATCATGAAGGTTTGGATTGAGCTGCCCGTCCCCGCTTCCCCTGACGAAGCCGCCGAGCTCGAGCGGCATGCTGACGCCATGCTAGACCGTTTGAACAAGGGCGGGCTTTCTTTCTTTTGGTCCGCCGAGGATTCACGCTGGTGGCTTATTCAGCGCAGCAGCGGCGCTTATTGGACCCTCACGGACAATGGGCACTGGTTCGATATGGCGCGCATGGATTTATTCGAAACCGCTTGACGACAGAGCCGGCCGCGGGCTAAGCTGCGGCTGTCATCAACAGAAAGGATAGAGCGATGATCAAGACAGTGGCCGTATCCGGCAACAGCAAAACCGGACCCATAGCCGTTACTTACCGCAGCGGTGCACATGAAACCTACGGGACGTGTCCGAAAAGCTGCGCGCTGCACCCTAAAAATGAAACCGGCGCCCACACGGTGGACGCGGAATACCTCGCGGCGGTTATCGACGCGGTCCCGCCGGGCGGCTTAGCTTGGACCTATTCGCATTTCCCGGCCGCGGCGCTGCCGCACCCTAAGCCGGGAAAAACCGTTATCAATTCGAGCTGTGATGACATGCGGGACGCAGTCTTGGCGGTGGAATCCGGCCGCCCAGCGGTTTACGCCGCACCGGCCGACACGGTGGACACGTGGCCGCGGGTGTTCCAGGGCGTGCAATTCCTGCGCTGCCCTGCTGAGCTGAGCGAGGATTTCAACTGCCAACGGTGCGGGAACGGCCGCCCCTTGTGTGCCCGCGGGGACCGGGACTACGTGGTGGTTTTCGTGGCGCACGGTAGCGGGAAGAAAAAGGTAGGCACCGGCAAGGGTGGGTGTTATGCCGCTGGGGGCCCGACAGCTATTCAGTGGCACGGAACCCGGACGAGGGGCGCTGCCGACGATGCCCGAACCCTGCGGGATTTTGCTCGAGCCCTGCCATATGGCTCTATGCTGCGCCACCACGTGGCGGGCGATATCGGCCGGGAGGATTTCTAAATGTTCCTGCTGGCGCTGTTGGTGTTTTTCGCGCTCTGGTGGATTGTGGACCGCATCGACCCAGGGTGACGATTAACTGTCCCGGTATCCCGGCCGGGTTCTATTGGGGATTTGTTCGCATTTCGAACGGGCGTTCGCGGTTAAAACACCATACGGAAACCAGGCCCCCGGGCCCTGACGCTGTCACCCTGAAACGTGGCGCGGGGCGCTCGGTCCGCGGGCCGCGGGGCGCGGACCGTTAATCAATCCGGCCAATTGGATTGAAAAATTCAATTGGACCGCGGCGCGCGGTGCTTTAATAATTCGAACCATGCCGGGCCGCGGTGGCCGGGCGTAAACAGAAAGGATAGAGAAAATGGCTCACATGATCGACACCACGACCGGCACAGCCGCGATGGCTTACGTGGGGAATACGCCGTGGCACGGGCTCGGCGCGCAGCTGCAGCCGGGCGCTAGTATCGAGGAATGGACCCAGGCCGCGCGCATCGGGTATACCGTGCTCGAGTCCCCGGTCCTGTATGAGAGCCCCGCGGCCACGGAGCTGCAGCGGTGGCCGAATCGAAAGGTGCTGCACCGGTCCGATACCGGTGCGCCGTTGGCCGTGGTATCGGACGGTTATAACGTGGTGCAGCCGGCGGACCTAATGGGGTTCTTTGCCAAGCTGGCCGAGCTGGGCGGGTTTGAGCTCGAGACGGCCGGAGCCCTGAGCGATGGCCGCCGAGTGTGGGCCCTGGCCCGCGTGGCGGAGGCCGCGGAAGTTGTGGACGGGGACGCGGTGCGTCCCTATCTGCTGTTCGGCACGTCCTATGACGGGACCATGGCCACGGTAGCGAAGTTCACTGATATCCGCGTGGTATGCAATAACACTATCGTGCGGGCCCTGGACCAGGGGAACGGATCCGTTCGCGTGCTGCACTCCGAAAAGTTCGATGCGGACAAGGTCCGGCTGCAGCTGGGTATCGTCGCGAATTCGTGGGAGCGATTCCTGGTGCAGTCCCGTGCCCTGGCCACCGTGTCGATGGACGACACGCAGGCGGACGAATTTGTGAAGGCGCTGCTCGAGCCCTATCACACGAGCCGGATCGAGCTCAAGGATACGAAGGCGTATCGCCGCGTGCTGCAGCTGTTCCGTGGTGCGGCCATCGGCGCTGACATTCCTGGCGTGGCCGGCACGCGTTGGGCGATGTTGAACGCCGTCACCCAGCTGGTGGACCACGAGCGCGGCCGCAGCACCGGCACCCGGCTCGAGAGCGCATGGTTCGGCACGGGCGCCGCGCTCAAGCTGCGCGCTGTTGAGCTGCTGAGCGAGGGGGTTTGACCGTGGAGCGCCGCTACAAGTTCTGGATTGAAACGGACGATGGCGCGCGCTTGGTGTGGCCCGGCCTCACCGAGCGCCAAGCGGTGGAAATGTACCGCCGCACGCGCGCCGCTCACCCGGACGGCTGCCGCCTGTTCGGGTGGGGGCCGCACAATGAACCGTTAGCCGTAACGCATCGGGAGGCGTTCTCTTATTGAAACAATCAATTGGCCACGGCCCGCGGGCCGTGGCACATTATGGGTGTCGCGTGGTGCGACACCTTAGAAAGGATAGAGCGATGAAAGTCTCCCGATTGATCGAGCTGCTGCAGCAGTGCAGCCAGGATGCCGAGGTTCTGTTCTGGGACGGCGACGAGCGCCGCGTTATCAGCGAGCTTCTGCCCGTTGACCAGTGGCACGAAGGCGGCCGCTTTGTCGATATCAACCTGCACGAAGTGCGCCGCGAGGTGGCAGCATGAGCGCCCACCTCACCCCCATCAGCCAGTACCGCGCTTCCCTGTTCGCGAGCCGCGACTCGGTGCCCGAGGCGCTCGAGTACGTTCGCGATGTCGCGAACGCTGCCGGCCCTGATGGCTTCGCCGTCTACACCGCCGCCCTGGTGCTGCTCAACTCCGTGATCGACGAGCTCGAGGCCGCAGAGCTGCGCAGCTTCGAGGCGCGCGACTGGGACCAGGACATCCCGTTCTGACCTATCGGGCCCGCGGGCCCGATAGGAATAATTCACTGTACCCGGACCGCGAACCGTGCGACATTATTGGTGTCGCACGGTGCGACGATAGAAAGGATAGAGACATGCGTACCATCAACATCAACGGCAACCGCTTCGCACTGCCCGAGGGCATGAGCACCAAGGACATCCAGGCACTGGTCGGATTCCTGGCCACCCTGCAGACCGTCGAGTCACACTACGATTACAGCTGCAGCGATTACCTATACAGCCTGGGCCGTGGTCCCGAGTTGCGACTCGAGGACATCACCCCGACCGAGAACGCCAGGGCCAAGTCCGAGGCTAGCTACGAAGCCTACAAGGCCAAGCGCGAAGCCGAGAAGGCCGCAGCCGAGTAACCGACACCTGGGCCGTGAGGCCCAGTCACCCAGGCCCGCCACCCGGCGGGCCTATTGCTTTGTGCGGTGCGATAGGCCTCGAGGCTATTGGACTCGAGGCGCTGGCATAGCTGCCTAGGCTATGGCCTAGGCTTCCCTGATAGCCCCCGACCGAAGGGCGGGGGCTGGACCCCGGGAGGGCCATAAAACCACCCAAGCTCGTCAGACTCGCCCGTAGCCCAGTTTTAGCCCAAGGAAAACTGCCTGAGAACCTGGACCCGGGGGCCATAAACCCACCCCCTTGTTTTGTAAATTGAATACCGGGGGGTATATTTGCAAAATTCAGAACCTCAGGGTCTGCAGAGATGGAAAATCACAACGACGTAGAAGCCGAAAGGCTGCGCCTCGAGCTGCGGCTCAGGCTCCTCGAAGCACAAGAACGTGCTTCGGGCGATTTCTTGAGCTTCTGCCAGTACGTCTGGCCCGAAATGTTGGTCGGTGAGCACCATCGCCGAATCGCGAAGGCCCTTGACCGGGTCGTTACTGGCGAATGCAAACGCCTGATGATTGCCATGCCGCCCCGGCACGGGAAATCCCAGATGGGCAGCTACCTGTTCCCTGCCTATTTAATGGGCAAGCGCCCTCAGAGCAAGCTCATCGTCGGTTCGCACACCGCGGAACTCGCTCAGCGGTTCGGCCGCATGATCCGAAACCTCGTGGAGGACAGCCGCTACAAGGAACTTTTCCCCAACGCGGCCCTGTCTGCTGACAGCAAGGCTGCTGGACGGTGGAACACGAACCAAGGCGGCGAGGCTTTCTTCATCGGTAAGGGCGGTGCGATGACCGGTCGCGGTGGTGACGTGGTGATCCTGGACGATATCTTGGATGAGCAGGACGCTTTGTCTGAGACGGCGATGGAAAACACGTTTGAGTGGTACACATCCGGCCCCCGTCAGCGTCTGCAGCCCAACGGCGCCATCATTATCATCAACACCCGCTGGAAAACCGATGACCTAAGTGGGCGCTTACTGCGCCAGCAGGGCAATCTGAAGGCCGATCAGTGGGAACTGCTGGAATTTCCTGCCATTCTGCCCAGCGGAAACCCGCTCTGGCCGGGCTACTGGAGCAAGGACGAGCTTGAGAAGGTCAAGTTGTCCATTGGCATGAAGAAGTGGAACGCGCAGTGGCAGCAGGAACCCACGGATGACAGCGGCGCGATCCTGAAACGGGAGTGGTGGCGCAAGTGGAAGTACGATGAGCCTCCTGTTTGCGACTACATCATCCAGACTTACGACACGGCCTATAGCAAGAAGGAGACTGCTGACTTCTCTGTCATCAGCACATGGGGCGTGTTCTTCCCGGATGCTGACTCGGGCCCGAATCTGATTGCCTTGCATGTCCGAAAGGGCCGGTGGGACTTCCCGGAGCTCAAGCGGGTGGCCAGGGATGAGTACCGGTACTGGAAACCGGACAGTGTTTTGATCGAGGCCAAGGCTACTGGCACGTCGCTGCAGCAGGAAATGCGCAAGATGGGGATTCCTGTGGCCATGTACTCTCCTGGCGGCCGGAAGTCCGGGACTGACAAGGTCAGTCGGGCCAACTCTGTTGCTCCGCTGTTGGAGTCAGGGATGATCTGGTACCCGGAGAACCAGGAGTGGGCGCAGGAACTGGTGGAGGAGTGCGCCGCGTTCCCCGTTGGGGCTCACGATGACCAAGTTGATGCGGCGGTGATGGCTTGGATGCGGTTCCGTCAGGGCAACTTCATCTCCTTGGCCGACGATGAAGAAGACGAATCGGAACCGGCGCTTGGACCAGTTGAGTATTATTGACAGGTCTATACAATCGACCGGAATTCTTGTCCCGAGGACCGCGGACCATGGCCCAGGATTCTTTTGATGCGATTGTGAATGCAGTGATGCTGGCCGAGAGTGGTGGTCGGCGTTTTGACAAGCAGGGCAACTTGTTGACTTCGTCCAAGGGTGCTCAGGGTGAGATGCAGGTGATGCCGGGGACGGCGAAGTCGCCTGGATATGGTGTAGCTCCGGCGCAGGATAGGTCGCCGGAGGAGT